CAGGAACACCCGCACCTTGCACATATTCGTCTTTTATAAAAATATCTATGTATCTTTTCACATTCTGCTCCTTTCTATAAAAATAGGCATAGCAACCTTAAATAAAGTGCTATGCCTGTGTCATAACTTGCCATGTGTATCGCAGGAAATATTAAATACTTGCAAAAACATTTCCGCTAGACGTAACATTTTCTTCAATTACCCTTGAAGTATATTCGTCTTGCTTCATTGATTGCTCAATGATATTAAGTATCTTTCTCGGAATTTTCACCGTTTCACCTCGTTTAATAACCCATGTCTTACCGTTTAACGATACTACAATATCGTCTTTATATCTCCCGTTATCTTTAAACGCCCTAAATTCAACAAGTTCTTCCAAAGTTTTGTTAGGGTCAATAATTTCGGTAACAAATTCTTGTTCCCCTGTTTCTTGTGTTTCTTTTTTTGTAGCCATAATATAGCTCCTTTCTAATTATCGGAAAGGGCAGAGCTTATCCGCCCTTCTCCATTAGTTTGCACCGGCTTCAAAAGTTGATGCAGTTTCAATACGAGATATGTATTGTTCAACCAATCTTTCGGCACAAGCTGTAGCCTTCCAACCGCAAGTAGCTCTTTGGTCAAGCGGGTCAGATGTTCCTGCTGAACCTAATTGCTTAACTATTGATTGCAATCCACCGCCTTCAATTTCGGTAACACCATAAGCATTTGCCCCAAGAATAAGCGTAGAATATACATCTCGTCCCTTTGCTCCGCCTTCACCCGGATAAATAACAGTATTGTCTGCTACTGTTCCAAAGTTTGTGGATGCGAATGTAATGGTTGTTGTTGTATTGTCGGTAACCTTTGCTTTAACGCCGTTAATAATAATTTCTCTGCCGATTAGTGCATCTGCTGCAACAGTGCCACCGTCAAATGTAACCGATGTAATAGCGCCTGAGTAACCATCGGCACAGTTAATAGCAAGATTTCTTGTTGTCCCTGCAAGGTTGTCACCGTGGAATATCTTCGCTTCTGTTGTTTCAACAAATCTAACGCCTGCAATAGAACCGATTTCACCACTATACAAATTTTGTGTATCAACATATTGATGTGGATACTTCCAATCACTATCCGATGTCAAATCAAACGCACAGTCAGGATGAATAATACCTACATAGTAACCGTCAATTTTAGGGGCATTTTGCACTTTAAGGTTTCTAACTGCCTTTTTAATAGCGTTAACTGTCAAATAGTCGTTACCGCTTGACTCACCGCCAACAAGCAAATGTCTTGCACTCTTACCCGATTCACCGATTTGAACACTTGTACCGCCATTTAAAACTTCACGTGTTACGGTGTCAAGTGTTTTAGCAGCTTGTGATGCACAAAGAGTTGTAGCCTCTTGCAGGTTGTTGTCGATTGCAGCAATCATTAAAACGTCAGAAATTTCAACATAACGGCCGTATTGATTTACAGTTGCTTCAACCTCTGTAACGTTTAACTTTTGTCCGCTCGGTGTAACACCTTCTGTAAGAGGTGTAAGTGCTTTGCCAAGCGATGAATACTTTCTAAAATTGATTGTCTTTCCGTTTCCCTTTGGAATAGGTTTCTTTTGACCGAATTGATTGTGTATTAATTCAGGCTCGGCCTCACGAATAAGTTGCATTTCATAATACTTTCTCATTTCTTTGGTCAAACCACTATCGGTCGTTACGTTTGTGTTGTCAAATAATCTTAAATCAAAAATTTTTGTCATTGTCTTTACTTCCTTTCTCTTGGGCAGTAAAGGCACTTTTTTATAAACTGTCAAATGTTACAGTTTCGCCTCGTGCTACCCTTTTTTTAATCTCGTTAATATCATTGAGGGTAAGCTTAGACAAATCTTTGGAAGTAGTAATAGGGTTAGTGCTGCCGTTCTCTTGAGGTCTTGTTCCTCGTGCTTTGATGTTGTTAATAACATTCTTTTCGGTTTTACTTTTCTCTTGTTCAACAAATTCACGCCAATGCGCTGTTTCATATGCCGTTTGAATAGGAACCCCGGCTTTTAATTGCGCGGCAAATGCCTCACCGCCCGGTCCTTGTAATTCTTGCATAAGGTCAAAATCAGGATAAATCTCCTTAACCTTTTCAGCCTCATTAAACCACATCTTAACTTGCTCGTTTTGGTGTTCTTCCCTTTGCCTGTCCGCTTGTGCTTGCTTTAATATGGCATTCTCTTGCATAGCCTTCTCATATAACATTGCCTGCTCATTTGTCATTCCAAGTTCTTCTGCTCTTGAATTCCAATAATCTTGGTCGTTTTCGATTGCACTTGTGATATCGGCAATATTCTCTGTGCCATATCTTTGTTTTAGTAGGTTAATTAGCGGAGTTTGCTCTTCCAAGCTTGTCTGATACTGCTTTGTTTCAGCAAATCGTTTGTTAATAACCTTTTGAATAGACTTATCGTATTCGTCCTTGTACTCGCCTTTAATAAGGTCATTAAATGCCTTGCCCTTGTCGGCAGTATCTCCTTGTTGGTCGGCGGCACCAACACCTTCTGTACCTTCGCCCGTTCCGCCGTCCGATGCACCCCCGTCATCAAACAGCGTTAAATCAAATAACTCAAATAGCATATTAAATGCTCCTTTCAAAACCGCAGAAAATTTTATCCGTCTGTGTCGGAGTAAGCGTTACCGGTATGCTTACATTTTTAGCATAATATACTTTTTTGGTGAATACTACCCAAAAAATAAAAAAAAGAGTTGATTTTATATAATCAACCCTTTTCAATCTCTACCTTTGCCGCATTTGAAATGCCTAAAAAAGCAATTTCCAAAAGCCTTACGATGTCATCATTTGCAATAATGCTAATCTCAGCGCTACCGCTTTTAACATCTTCCTTTAAAACCTTTGTATATTCCCTTGCATATTCTAATACGGCTTGTGTTATGCCTGAAATAAAAGCACAAGTTCGTGAGTCTGTATGCCCCTTAACGCTTAAATGTAACGCATCACCTAACCGCCTTAACTTAATTTCCGTCATAGGCTCGGTACACTTTCCATGCTTGGAATAGAAGCATCCGCTAATGCCTGTTGATAGTTTGTTTTTCCTTCCTTCATATCGTCAACATTTTTGGTCGCCACTTCTCTCCCACCGGCATTTCCAATACTCATATCGTCAATGTCAGATTTAGCAATATCAAGTGTCTGCTTTAATGCTTGGTTTTCCGCTTGAAGCTGTTTAACCATACTCATAAGCGTTTGTCCTTGTGATATTCTATTCTTAACCTCTTCAATCCCTTCAAAATTCATCATTTCTAAGGCAGATAACGCTTGCTCGGCTAATTCGGGATTAAAAAACCCTAATTGAAACAATTCTTTCGCTCTCTCATTCTCTTCCATACGGCTAAAAGGATTTTTCTTTTGAGCCTTAATTTTAAGGTCAAATATAGGTTTTCTAACAAGTTCTATCCCTTGTGCATCTTGTCCTATAACTTGGTCTTTAATATTGGCATTTGAAACATCAACAAACTGATATTCGCTTCCGTTTGGCGATACAATCCTATATGTTCTTGACTCGTCATAGAATTGTCTTATAAGCTCAATCACAAGCATATTTATCTTTTGATAACATCTGTAAGCAGACGAAATAATGTCACGGGAAGTCTTGTTTCCTGCTTCTTGCAGTGCAGCAATCGCCGCACCCGATGTAACTCCTGCTCCTGTTCCGCCACTGTTTACATCTCTGTTGCCTGCTGTATCCTTCATTTCTTCAATCTTCATATTCACAACATTAAGGTAAACGGAAGATAACGGCTGACATACAATCTCTTGCAGTCGCACATCGGATAATTCGCCTTCAACCTCAACAATAGGCTCATTCCAATTTAAAAACTGCTCCTTGTTAATATTTGTTGATGTTGATGCGAAAAACCTTTTCTTCGTGTTCATCATAGCATTTTCAAGTATGTTAGATGATAGCTTGTCTATGTATAGTTGTGGTTCTTTGCAAATCGCAACATAACCGAATCCGACAGGCGTTCCCTTTTCCGGGAACATAACATCAAAAACGAAAGGGTATAACCCGTGTTCATAATATCCCGTCTCTCTGTAATTCGGGTCATTTTCACTCGCATATAAAAGAGTATTTCCGCAGAATTTGGCGTAGTTTACAATAGTCCTTCCGCCTATCTTGGTTTTGTAATACCAATCAACCAAAATCGCCTTGTTTGTTGTGTCAACAGTGTCATCATAAAGATATTTCTTAACATCAACCGTTTCACCGCCCGATATGTTAAGCTCAGGATAAGCCTTTGTTAAGTCGTCCTTGTCTATAAGCTCAACGGTAAATATGTTCTTGCTCTTTTGTATGTCGGTTATGCCGGGCTCCCAAAATATGTTTAATAAATCAATTCTCTTAATGTCAATGTCGCCTAGGCCGTTCTCCTTTTCATTGTCCCAAAATACACCATAACAAGCCGTACCATGCTTTAACTTCTCCCACCAGTTGTCGGAGTATGTGTCGTCAAATCCGTTGTATTCCATAATAACGGGCAAAACATCGGATAATATCTTGGCAGATTCCTTGTCGCTTTCCTCTCTTGGTAGCACAATCGGCTCGGGCATATTGTCCATAGCGTCTGCATGCTTGTTAAGTAGTGCATTAAATAGCCATGCCGATGTAACATTCGGCATCTCTTTTCCGCTTGCACTCGATGTGTTCTTGATTGCTTCCCAATGCCTTAATTCCCACCATAGCTCGTCGTCAACAATTCTCTGCTCCAAATTCTTCTTGCCGTCCTTGTACTTTTGTATTAACTGCAAAGCCTTTGCAACATCCTTGTCGGTTATTGTTTTCGTGTCATCATTTCGTGACAACATCATCTTTGTAGCTAACCCGTCTAAATTTCTCTCATCTTCCATTTTCCAAAACTCCTTTTAATAAATTTTATACCACTCATATTTGCCGTAATTTACATCATCCGTATCAAGTGGATTATATGGCTTAATAAACTTCTCGATAACTGTTTTCGGTACAGGATTTTTCATGCACACATATCTAAACTCGTCATAGATGTGGTCTTCACCCGTTGTGTCAACATCCTCAACATTGCTCTCACTGTATACTAAGCTCGGAACGGTCCTTATAAAGTGCTTGCAAGTCGAAAATACCTGAAATAACGGCTTCCCGTTCTCGTCAAATCGCAGTCTGTGATGGATTTGCATCTTTCCCGAAATTCTCTCGTTATCTCCCTTTTCAAAATATACTCTTTCCCGCTCCATAAGATTTCCTATGCTCTCACCGCTTTGTGATTGCCAAATGGCAGGGTCGCCTATTCTTGTTATGCTTTTGCCTTTAAGATTTATGTCATCGGCTTCAATCATTTTTATGTTTCGTGCCACCTCGCAAGGCTCTTTTTTGACTCCCTCGTTTGGTGTTCCTGTGCAACCGTAGTATTCACGAATTCGATACAATGTTTTGTCGGGGGCTACGGCATACCAACCAACCGAAAACGGCTTTGCATATCCCCAGTCCATAGAGCAGTACACTCGCCAATCGGAAGGGATTACAAAAGGCTTGATTACGTGTGTATATAGCCTGTCCTCAAAATGTGCTTCATCGTTAACCCATTCGGTAAATACCTGTCCCGAAAAGCTGTTCCAATCGCCGTATAATAGCGCCTTCTTATCCGCTTCTGACATTGAGGCAAGCCTTGCAACATAATTCGGGTCATTTTGCATCAAAATAGGATTGTCAAAAACGAGCGACGGAACAAATATCCTGTGCTGAACAGTTTTTCTTTTAGTGCCGTCGGGCATAGTCCACTCTAAT